GCTTTGTGATATATTTTAGTGTCCGGCTCGTATAAGTCTTGCGCTGTATATCCTTGAAACCCAACAGCTTCGAGCGCTGTTTTGATTTGTTCTGCGAGTTCTTCGTAGTCGGACGTGTCGTACCAAATATCTATTTGAATATAAAATCCCGTTACTATTTCTTTGTTTTCCGCCCACGCTTCGCCTTGTTGGTTGTAGCAAAAATATGTTATATATTTTTTCGAATTGCCACGATAACATTGAAATGCCACGGGTTTTTCGTGAAACGGGTTAGTCAGAGCTGAGTCGATTATTGTTCTATAACTCATTTGCTCAACGCTCCAATCAAATTATCTTCGATTATCTTATAAGCTTCTTTTTTCTTTCTTTCGAACGCTGGTGCAAGGAAGGGATGTGCAGGAGCAATATTGCCGCTATGACCATATTCGGTAAGTTGTGCGTTTGGATCGGAATTGTAGACTTTTATATATGTACCGTGACCTTGTTTTGAGCCGTGAACAACACCGGGTTTCCAGCCGTGAACTACTTTACTTACTTTCATATTTTTAATAATTTTTGAATTATCCCCATCACGAGCAGATGGAGCAGAAAAATAATTATCTCCAATATGGTGAATTGTAGGTGTCTTAAGTAGCTTTTTAGCTTCGAGCTGCATTGTTGTAGCAGCCTCTATTAAGGATTGATCAACGACTTCATCAACGTTATAAGCCATTTCGCTAAGTCTGTCTATGATATCACTAAATCCATTAACCGAGAAATTAGCCCCCATTAGTCAACACCTCTTTTGCGTGTATTTCAAGCCATTGTTTGCGATTGTTTACATCGACAGGCGGTGCTTTGATAGTTAAAGTGCTATTGCAGTCTATAATTTGCATACCTGCAGTAATATCTTTGCGGTATCGTATTGTGTAGATAATATCACTTTCGGCTTGTACTGCTGCTGCTTGGTAAAACGTTTTACCTGTCAAGCCTTTTTTATTCGCCATAATGATGCAGAATGTCGCCCAGCTGGGCGTTGTTGTGCCGTCTGAAGTGTCGTGTTGTATTGTTATCCGAGTGTTTAAATCTCCTGCCTGCATTTATGTCACCACCGGATCATCATAACAGTATTTAAGTTGAGTGATAATACTTTTAAGCGAAAATTCAAGCTCTTTGGTGATTGTTCCGATTACAACTACACCTCTGTTGTCGTGCCAGTGCAATACGAGAATGTAAACTGCAAGACAATAGAGCTTGTTAGTATCGTCTGGAATTGCACCGGCATTTGTTAAATAAATTTTTGCGGCTTCGATTAAGATTGTAATTTGTGCGTCTGTTTTTACATCGTAATCCACATCGCCTGTATCATCTATTTCCATGTATTTTTTTACATCATCGAGTAATGCCATGATATACCCCCTTTAGGGAGGGGCAAATATTGCCCCTTTTTATGCATCTGCCACCATAATACCGGCGGCTTTGAGTTTTACGAGCAGAGCGTTAAATTCGGCAACAGTCGGAGTTGTAGCTTCCACGCTTGCTGCTTGATTTGCAGCAGGAGCAAATTCAACATCTTCAAACTTGACCTTGCCGCCTGCTTCAATTATTAGCTCTCCCCCGATAACGGTTTTATCCGGGCCCTCCGAATGATTTTTAGCTGTGTACATTGTTTAAACCTCCTTATGCAATTGCAGTAGTAACGTCTATTTTGCCGTATATAACCGCAGCTGTATCAACCGCCTTGACATCCTCACGTTCGATTACGCGGAATTCTGTGCGGTCTTTTCGGAACGCTGTACCACCGACGTTGGTTGATGCTATCTGATAGCCCTGTCTTTCAAAGAATGTGACAAGCTCTTTGATATTTCCAACAAATATAGGCGCGAGCTTGGTAGTTGTACCCTCTGTTGCAAGAACGGTGTTGCTGATAACTTCTACAGGCTTTCCAGCAAATAACTTACGTGTTGGTTGTGTAACATCCACTTGCAAAATAGGCTTTCCGGTGCCATCTTCGAGAGTGTCGAGATATTGGAAACCGTCTTGATTTGTTAATATACCTGCACCTACTGCAATCATCGGGTCAAGAGTTACGTTAAGAGCCTTTTTAATTGCCCTATAATTTGCAAATGTAACAGGTGTTAATGCTTTTAGGATAGCTATAATTAGCGTGTTGCCTGTAACGACAGATTTACGAGCTATCCATTTTGCGAGATATGCTGCTATATTTTGATCGCTGTCGTTCAAAAGATCATTCGGTACAGGAATCCAACCTGCATATTTCTTTATTGCATAAGTAACAGCTTCAAACTGCGGTGAGCCTGCGTCTGCAATATCTGCGGTATCATCCGTGATATTTTCAAGAGCTGTCATTGTTGCAATTTTCTCGTAAACTCTGCTGCCGGCATCTGTTGAAACAGGGATAACATTTACCAGCCTTTTGAGGTCAGGCAGTTCTCTCTTGTATTCGTTAATCGCTGTCTGAATATCTTCAGGAACGATCAATCCACCGTCGGCGGGTACTGTTGATGTCATAGCGTTTATAACTTCTCTATCCGCAAGAGTATCTCTCCTTAAGAGAACGTTGATAAATGCAGTCGTATAATTGCTTTTCTTTTTTTCGGGTGTTGGAATAGACTGCTCAGTGATTTCTACGCCGTTTGTATCAAACTTTTTGCCTTCGTCAATAGCTTTTTGTGCTTCGATTTTGGCTTTCATAAGTGCAATTTCGGCGTTTGCTGCTGTAATTTCCTCTGCTTTTGCATCTGCCTTATTTATTAAAGCCTGTGCAAGGGCGGTTTTTGCTGATAAATCAGCAAGTAATTGTCTTAATTCTCTACTCATTTTTAAATTTCTCCTTCGTATTTTTGTATTATTTTATAAAAAAGCACTACAGAATTATCTGTAATGCCAATTTTGCTTTTAGAACGTCGGTGTTTTCGGGTGGTTTCTGTTCGGTCACTATCGGCTTTGATGCTGCAAGATTAAGAAAACTTTTTGGTACATTCTTAAACCTGCTTAAATCGGTATCGATACCGTTTATGGTTAAAACGTCGTTACTAATACTCGCTGCGACTTTTCTATTTTCTTCGATTTCGTCTGCAAATCCAAGATCAACCGCTTCTTGAGCCGATAACCAAGTTTCGGCATCTAACATCGATTGTATTTTTTCGGCTGTCTGATTTGATCGTTCGTATGCAGGTAAAACCACATTCTTTGTTATTTTTTCAATCTCGTCTGCACATTTGCGCAATTCGGAAGCATTAAGATAGCCCATTAACCCAATCATTCCGTTATGTATCATCATCATAGAGCCTTTAGGCATTACGATTTTATCGCCTTCTCGACTTGCTGCCATGACAATAACGCTTGCTATGCTTGCCGCTAACCCATCAATATGTACTGTGATTGTCGCATCAATACGTTTTAACATAGCGTAAATAGCTTGTCCTGCAAATATATCTCCACCATTTGAATTTATGTAAACGTCCAAGTGTGATATTTTTCCAAGAGCGTCAAGATCGTTTTTAAATTGTTTGGGTGTAACCTCGTCACCCCACCAAGTGGAATTTGCTATGTCGCCGTACAGCATAAGTTCGCCGTTTCCGTTGTTAGCGTTTTTAAATTCCCAAAACTTTTTATTATTTTTACCCATTGGCTGTGCCTCCTTTATCGTATTGCTTGCCTGCCATAGTAAGCGGTATGTAATTACCATTTACAATAAGCTGATCACCACCGTCAGCAGGCATATCTTCTTCCATTGCTCTGATTTCGTTAGGTTTCTTAAATCCGTTTTGAATTCCGACAGCGTATGCATCATATCTTGTTTTTATATCACCACGAAGAATAACATCAGCGTTGAACTTTGCGTATGTTCCTTTGTTCAACTCTGAATCAAGAAAACTCTTATACGTTATTTCTTGTTCATATCCCGTAAGGATTGATAAAAGCGTATCTGTATGAAATTCTCTGTTTGCTTCGCTTGCACTTGCATATGACGTTTTCGTTTGGTCGTTAACCTGATGTGGTTTTATGCCAAATGCGGCGGTGAGCTGTTGCAATGTTAACCTGGTGTTTTCAAGAAATTGTGCATCTGTCAATTTTAAAGCCATTGGTTCGTATTTATATCCAATAGGCAAAAGACTAATTCGATTTGCATTTTTAAGCCCACTCGACATTTGTTCAAATTTATCTCTAAACTTGTTTTCTGCAGCAGGGCTTAAATCACCCACGTAATTTATAATTCCGGCTGTCTGCATTCCATTTTTATAACTATTGTTTAAAAAATTACCAGCAGCTTTTGCGTTTTCGATAGAATTTCTTAGCATTTCAATAGCACTTAATCCTGCAATTCCATCAATTGTCATGCCTTTAAAGTGCCATAATTCATTTGAATTTATCTTGTATTGATTACCTTTTTTATCGGTATAAACATACCATACGCTATTTTTTGAAGATAAAAGTCCTATATCGTCAACATATATTTGCATTTTTGAACTATCCAGCGGATAGATGCCTAATATATTTCCTGCGTTTCTGCCTGAACTTGATATGTCCATCCATGCGTAACTGTTACCGCGAATGTTTCGCTGTACTTCTAAGCATTTCCAAAAGTCAGCAGCTGACATATACGGATTGGGCCGGAGTTTTAAAAGATGATAAAGATAGTGATCGGTCGCCTTACGTATTCCGCCACTATCCTGATATATTTTTAATGGCAGCTTTCCGAGTGTTTCAGATAGTATTTTTATACATGTATAAACGGTTATTTCTTTGAGTGATTTAGTGCCGCTTATTTGTAAATCGTCTGCAGACAATCCAAGCCATTCGGCTAACGATTGCCAATTAGCATCTGATTCGGAAACAGTATTTTTATAACTGGGGTTATATGTGTTCTTGAAAAGCAATTAAATCACCTCTTTCGTATTGGACATACTGTAAAATAAATACCTAACGCAAGAAACACACACCCTAAGCAATATAATCCTGCAATTGTAGACAATAAAAAAGTAGCTGTAACTATAATCGTTAAGCCACTTATTATTAAAATGTCCTCAATGTAATTTGTTGTAAATTTCATTTTCACCTATCCCCATAGTTTATCAAGCATTTCGTCTGTTACGTAACTTGAAGCGTTAAATTCATCTTTTTTTGTTATAACTAATTTGTGTACATCAATACAAGCGTCACAAGGATCGATTCTTTTAACTCGTAAGTCTTTATCTATTTTAATTTCTCCGAATGAATTTGATACAGTTACGGCATGTTTAAAGCTCCAAATGAACAATTTATTTTTTTTATCGTAATCAATTGATGTAGCGTCAACTGTATTTTTAAAATCATCTGTTGCATCGTTAAGACTTTTACAGCTTTGAACAATTTCAACACAATCTACACCGAACTCCTCTAAATCTTGTAAAAATGCCGATGCGTTATGAGGATCATATGCGATTCCGCGGAGCTTGAGATTGAGTTTTTTTATAAGATTTTTATAATATTGAATTATATATTTATAGTCAGTCTTATAACCTCCAAGTGTTTCGGTAAGAGTTATTAATCCGTCTGCTACCCACATATCATATGGCGCATTGTCTGTTTGCCTATGCTCCTGCAGCCTATTACATGGCATAAAGCTGTGTGAATGAAAATAGTATTTTCCCCCACCAAGAGGAAATTCCAACGCACCGGATGTTAAGTCTCCACCACTGGATAAGTCAAGACCTAAATAACATTCTTTGCTTTCCATGTCCTCAATGGTTGTATTGCTTCCACATTCTTCAAATTTACGCAAATTAAGGTATTGTTTTCTTGAAGCTTGATACCACTCGTTGAGTGCTTTTGTTATGAAATTTCTTAGTTCATCTCCTTCCATTGCCTTTGCTTTAACAGCAGATGCTCTAAGATTATTTAATCGTTTTTCACTCCATAACGGATTGGATTTCTGCCAGTTTTTTTCGTCCCATATATCATCGTCTTTGTCCATGTCTGCAATATATATAAACTGAGTGTCATCAATATAATCACCCTGTATTATACTAACACAATAATCATAAAGTTCTTTACATGGTACAGTTAAGTCAAAACCAGCTGTTGTAATTACCGAGACAAGACTTTCGTCTAATTCGACTGCTCCGTCTGCCATTTCTTTATACATCTGGTTAGTTGGATGGGCGTAATATTCATCGACTGATGCGTAATATGGTCTATGCCCGGATATTGTTTTACTGTCTCTACCAAGAGCTTTGACTTCGCCGCCTGTTCTCTTAGCAGTAATCAGGCTTTTATATTCTTGTATTTTAAATTCATCCTCGAGATCTCCATCTGTTTCTATGAATTTAATGGCTTCTTTTAAAACGATTTTTGCTTGATCTTCTTTTGTAGCAACGCAATAAATCTGCGGATACATATATCCGTCAAAATTGCTATAATATACTGTATTTTCGGCGTTATCGGTTGATTTTCCGCATTGTCTGGCTACTTGTACATAAGATGTTCGGAAGCGTCTGAATCCTGTATCTTTATGGACCCAACCATATTGGGAGCCTTTTATAAAAGCTTGGAATTCTCTGAGTTTAAGCTGCTGTCTTTTTTTACCCTCTCCTATAGTCAAACATTCAGCAAAGTTTATTCTGTATTGAGCGCGTTCAGGCTTCCAGATATATGGAAAATCATCGCTGCCTTGACGCTTTAAATCGTTTAGATGACGTTTGCAGCAAGCAATTTCGTTAAGTCCATATGTAGTACGGGCGTCGTATGGTTCACCGTTTACAATTGCTTTTGCAAATGCAGTAACGCGGTCTACCGTATTATCCACTATTCATGCCACCACCTCCGAATTTATCAAATTTATTTGCCGGCTTTTTTTCTTCCGGCTTAGGAACGTTTTTAACTTTAGCCAATGGATTAAGAAACATTCTATCTTCCATCTTGATGAGCATATCCATTTTTTTATTTATAGCAGCATCGATATTAAGTATCGCAGTAGTTGATATCATATCCATGAGTTGCCGCTTTACTTTGTGATTGAATTCATCTGTGTCATTAATATAATCTTCGAGGTCATCGCTGTCGGCATGAATATTTGATATTCTGTTTCTGCGTTCAAGAAGATCATTGTACTCTGAATAAGTTATACAATATCTACCAATTAGCCCGACATCCGCAGAAGAAATAAATTCAGTGTTTTTATAAATAGCGATTATTTCTTTCCATTTTTTAAACGCTATTGTATTATTTTTTATATATTTTGGACACTTTAAATCATCATTTCCGAGCTTTATTTCCGCATTTTTTCGTTGCTTAATTTGTGCCTTTGTAAAATGGCTTTTTCCGTTCGCTTCTATTATGTCGATCGGAAGAGCGTTCCTTCCTGCCATGTTTTCACCTCTTTATTTCTAATCTATTAACGTGACATATCCAAAAAAGGAGTTTTTGCGTAATATACTTTCGCTGCGGTTTATCGTTTGCAAGATACAAACATTATTATACCCCCTACCCCTATATGTTGTATGTTAATATGCTTTTATGTGTAAAGAATCTTTATACAAATTTGTCTTAAAATATCTCACATATGTGCTTTGAAGTCCGATTTATATCTCTCTAAACACTTGTATAGCATTGCTTGAATGCCTTTTATATCAATCCTGTATAATTTTCCAATCTCTCTGTGGCTTGTATCGCTGATTGGGATGAGGTTAATTTTACTAAGTCGCAACTCCCAATTTACTTTGAGTTCAACGATATGGTGTACGAGGGAAGCGTTAAGTATTGTATCGTGAGCATATAAAGCGTACACATCAAGACCGTCATAATCTCCAAGAATACAATTTCTCATTGATGTCCATTCGATCGAGTGATAGAAGTCGTCGTACTTTTTGTTTTCTTTACTGTGTCGAACATTTATATCGTAGTAATTTTTATGTATATCACAAGCAGGTTCATTGATGTTGATTATTGTTTTGCATCCTTGATGAGGACAGCATTTTTTTAACATATTTTATTTTCCTTATCAATTACTTCAAATGTAAACCCGAACCACTCACATCTAAAACAAGGTTGACGAATCTTTGATATAAGTATTAACTTATACCCAGCCAGTATATAATCATTCTGGCACCGATAACAAAGCGCGCGAATATCTTTCGCAGGTTGTTTTTTCTGCTTTTGTTTCTTTTTCTTTTCCGACACATGCACGCTCTCCTTTCTTGCATAAATAAAGCGAACAGGCATTCTCCCTGTCCGCTTATATATTACTTACACATTGTTTTTACAATGCGAATATTTGCAGTATTATAATGCTTTTCT